TGTAAAAGTTACCAATAAGTAACTTAAAACACCCTAAATAACGACCGCACTTTTAAACAAGGTGCGGTTTTTTATTAAACGAATCAAAGGATTAATAAAATATGTCTAAAAATTACGTACAAGATGGCAATACAGTACGCTTTACCGCGACCGCTGCCATGAAGAGCGGTGATGTTGCAATGATCGAAAATCTTGCAGTTGTTGCAGAAAATGATGTTGCTCAAGGCGGTGCAGGCGTTGGCTTAACTACTGGTGTATTTACCGTTAAAGCAAAAGCGGCAGATGACATTAAACAAGGTGCGATCGTTTACTGGTCAGCAACTGAAGGTGCAACGATTACCGCTGGTAGCAACAAGCGCTTAGGCGTTGCGTGGCGCGCAAGCGGTGCAACCGTGGACACTGTAGATGTCAAAATCAACGCTTAGTCCGTTTGATGACGCACTCGCACGGGCGGACAAAGTCATTACTGACGTGATGATGTCCGTCTATGTTATCGGCGGGAATAAATACAAGGCGGTGCTTGATGAGACGCCAAAAGAAATGGAGCCGATGAATGGTGTTTACCGTACGTTGACAATGTTTAAATCCTCCGGTTACAAGCCTAAAAAAGGGGATAAAACAACCATTAATGGCGTTGATTATGTTGTTACTGGGTTTACGTTTAACAGCGGCACAATCATGCTCCAGTTAGAGGAGGATGCAAGTTACTGATGGCAATTAATGACGACATCGAAAAAGCCAAGAAAGCCTTATCCGACATTGATAAAAAAGCAGTACCTCAAGCCATGGCACGCACGATTAATAACATTGCTGCTAAAGTGATGGTTAGATCTGTGATTGAGACATCAAAAAAGGTTGATGTACCAAAACGACTTATTAAAGGTCGTGCGAAACTTGAGAGAGCTAAGCCAAGACGACTTAGCGCATTTATCCGTGTGAATCGCGGCAATCTACCGGTTATCCGTTTAGTAACGGGCGGAGGGCGATTCGTGCGCCGCGGTGAAAATAAAGGTCAGTTAAAGGTCGGGAATCGTCTTTATCCTCGAGCATTTATCCAAAAACTTAAAAACGGACGAGTGCAAGTATTACAACGGCAAGGTAAAGATCGCTACCCAATCGATGTAGTCAAAATCCCACTCAAAACCCCGCTCACCGAATCATTTAATGCCGAAGTGAAAAGGGCTTATGAAAAGGATATGCCGCAGGAATTACGCACTCAACTAATCCGACAAATCCAAATAGTGGTTAAAAAATGAAAATCCACTCCAAGATAAGACAGGCGGTCATTGACGCATTACGACCGCACCTCCCAAAAGTTAAAGAGTTTAGCAATGGCAAGCCGTCATTTACCGATATTGAGAGCCAAAGCCCCGCCGTTGCGGTGTTTGTTAGTGGCGTATCTCCTACCGGATATTTAGACGGCACAATGCAGGCAACGCTCCATGTCGCCTGCTTTATGAAGTCCGCCGCCCGTGAAGATGACTTGGATAAATTAACCCAAGAAATCTACGAATCGGGCATTGTTGAATCCTCTTTAACCACACTAACAGAAAACATTGCATTTACGGCATTTGACTATGAGCAAGACGACCAAATGGCGACTTGGATAGCCGCTGACTTGCAATACGCTATTACATACGAGGTAGATAATGGCTAAAAAAGACACAACACCAATGAAAGGCGCAGGTACGCAGTTTTTTCGTTTAAAAGATGAGAAAGAAACCACTGCTATTCAAGGTGGAACAATTTCAGCGGCAGAAATTAAAAAAGCCGAAAACTGGGATCGTATTGCAAAAATTAAAGAGCTATCACCTGGTGAAGTTACCGCAGAAAGCTATGAAGATAATTACTTAGATGATCCGAACGCAGAGTGGAAATCAACAAGCCAAGGTGCAAAATCAGCAGGTGAAACCTCTATTACTCTTGCGTGGTTACCTGGCGATACAGCTCAACAAGCTATCGTTAAAGATTTTGATAGCGGTAATAAAAAATTCTACTTGGTGGTATATCCAAATGGTACTCGAGATGTATATTTCGCTTGGGTATCTTCTTTGGGTAAAGCTGTTCCGCAAAATGAAACAATGACACGCACAATCAAGCTAACCAATGTGGGCAAACCATTATTAGCTGAAACAAATCAAGCAGGTGATTAATCATGTTAAAACAAATCAAGTTTGAAGTTAATGGGCAAGTTCTTCAGTTATCCGCACTGTCTGCTTTAGATTATCTTGAGTATATCGAGTACATGAATTCGCTCGAAAAACCCGATCCAATTAAAGCGGAAGATACAGAGAAAGAGATTAATGCAAAGCTTAATAAAATGACAAGAAATAACTTGTTGGCTCATGCAAGATTAATCGCTTTTTCATTGTCACATTCTCAGACAGATAAAACTATTGAAGAGTTGCAAAAAGAAGTATTAACAACGCTTACCAATAGCGACTTTTATTTGGTCTTAGAGGCTGTTCAAAATGTGTGTAACTTCCCTAAATCTGAGGGGCGTAAAGAAACTGAGAGTGCGGATGACGAAGTAAAAAACGTCTAGAGGCCGAACTTGATTTTGTTTTAAAACTTGCGCACGAATTTAAGCGTGCAGACTACCGAAGAATGCTCCGTGAGATGTCCCTTGCGGAGTATTTTTCTTGGTATAAATATTTCGGGGCGCGACCATTCACGCTGGAAATGCTTGATTATGGCTACGGAATAATCACAAGTTCGGTCTATAACTGCGCAGCCGCAAAACAGGTTGTAACCGCTAGGGATTTTTCTATCTTTAATTCTGATGAGCCGCCAAAAGAAATGACGGATGAGGAAATGATGGAGGCTTCTGCTGCAAATTCAGGAGTGTTGAGAATTGGATCAGATTAGCAATTTAAAAATAAAACTCGAGGCAGAGACAGCCAAGTTTACAGAAGAAATTAACAAGGCTAAAAAATCTCTAGATGGTTTTGGTAAAACCCATGGCGGTATTAATCTCACTAAAATTGCGATTGGTGGGTTAGCTACAGCGGCATTAGCTGCCACTGGTGCAGTAGTTTCTTTCGTTGGTTCTTTAGGCGACGGTATAAAGATTTTTGAAGAAACAGAGCGCTATATGGCGAGGACAGAGGCTCAATTAAGGGCGACTGGCGCGGCCGTTGGTTTTTCATCTTCTGAGCTGGATAAATTTGCTCGATCTGTTGCGATGAATACGCTTGCCAGCACCGATGGTGTTCGCCAAGCAATGTCAGTAATGATGACATTTAAAAGCGTTACTGGAGAATCATTTAAAGAGGCGATTAAACTATCACAAGATTTAGCTGAGACATTTGGTACTGATATTTCAAGCGAGGCTAGAAACCTTGGGCGTGCGTTGGAAAGTCCAGCCGATGCAATATCTATCCTGAAAAGAAAAGGCATAGAGCTCACTTCTGAACAGCAGGATTTAATCAATTCGTTTGTTGAAACTGGTGATAAAGCTAAGGCGCAAGAAATTATATTTAAGGCGCTACAAGAGCGTGTCAGCGGCACTGGTGAATCTTCTGCGAGTGGCACATTATCTGGTGCTCTAGATACACTAGGGCAGGCAACAGATGAGCTAAAAGAACAGTTTGCCGAAACAACAGGTATTACTAAGTTTTTCAAAGGTGTGGTAGATAGTCTTTCGACATCTTTTATCAAATTAACCAAAGCAATGAAAGGGGTTGATACCGCTACCCATGTTAAAAACTTAGAGAATGAAATATCTATCCTAGAGAAATCCAAAAAGTCTCTAGAACAACAGTTTGAATCTGGGGCTTTTGATGGTAGCGATGAAGTCTTGGCTGCGATGCGTGAGCAAATGGACCAACAGCAAGCTAACCTAGATAAGGCTCGTGCAAAACTAAAAGAAGAACAGGATAAACAAAAGGCTGATGCGGATGCCGCAGAAGCTAATCGCAAGAAAGCGGAGAAAGAAGAAAAAGAGAAAGCCGGTAAGGCTCAACTCGAAAAGATTGAAGATAAACTAAAATCTCGACAACAAAAGCTAACAGAGCAACATGAAAAAGACAAGAAAGCGATACAAAATCTTGTTCTAAGCGAAGTTGAAATTAAAAAACGTGGTTTTGAAACAATTGATCAATTAAGAAACTCAGAACTTGATAAACTCGAACAAAACTACAATGAGCAACTTGCCGCAATAATCAAAGGCGAGAATAAAAAAACATCTATTAAGTCTAAACATGGCTCAGGTAGTAAAACGAGTGATGTTGCGTCTTTGGATATGCAATATGCTAATGAAATGCAAAAGTTAGAGTTGCAGCATCAACAACGCATAACCAAAATCAATGGAATGGCTATATCCGAGAAAGATGCCAAAGAGCGCGGTTTTAGTAGTGCGTTAGAGTTGAGAAAGCATTATCTGGAGCTAGAGGCTCAAGCATACGATCAAGCGTTAGAGAAACAGAAAGCCAAAGAAATTAAAGAAGATAATGACAGAGCAAATAAAGTGCGGTCATTTTTTAATGATATTCGTGGTTCTGGCAATGATCCGTATGTCCAAAGCGATATTACTCGAGAAGATCAGCTAGTTAAGGCGCAAGAACTTTATGAGCAGCAACTTATCAATGTTCAGCAGTTCGAAGAGGCTAAAGCATTAATAGAAGATCAGTATCGACAACGCAAGGAAGATTTAGATAGACAAGCACTCACGACACAGCTAAACATTGCCGCATCATTATTTGATGGATTGGCGGGATTGGCGGAATCTGCAGGTGGTAAGCAGTCTGCGGCATATCGAACGCTTTTTGCTATCTCAAAATCGTTTCAAATTGCCGAATCTATGCTCAACCTCCATGCGGCCGTGATGAAAGCAATGAATGACCCTACCGCAGTTACTCCAGCGCAAAAGTTTGCCAATATGGCAGCAGTTGCGTCACAAGGTGCGTCAGTATTAAGACAATTAACGAGCGTAACCTTATCAGGTGCGCGGGCTAATGGTGGTCCAGTTGGCGGTGGACGAGCTTATCTTGTTGGTGAGCGTGGTCCAGAAATCTTTGTGCCGGGTGCAAGTGGTCAAATTACGAGCAATGAAAATCTAAACAAAGCCTTAAATAGTGGCGGCGGAGGAAGCAGTGTTATTATCAATCAAACAAACAATTTTGATGGTAACGGTGCAGACAATGAAAAACTTGCGCGTATGGTTGCAACAGCAACAAGACAGCAGGTGTATGATGTGTTAAAAGCCGAATCACGAAGCGGCGGAATGATGGCGAGGTAGTATGGCAAAAGAGCGTTTTAAATGGGGCGTACGTTGGGGTATGGCAACAGAGACGGAGCCGAAAATTAAAGAGATTAAATTTGGTAACGGCTACTCTCAACGCATACAAGATGGGATTAATCATATAGCAATCAAAGCCACTCCAACGGTGCGTCTAAGCAAACGGGATAAAGCGGCTATTAACGATCTTGAGGCGTTTTTAGTCCGGCACGGTGGGTATAAGTCGTTTGAGTGGATACAACCTGGTAAAACAACACCAATCTTAGTTATTTGCCGCAAATGGACTAGCACAGATAACGGCGTGTATATTGATTACGAGCTACCTTTTGAGCAAGTGTTTAATTAATATCCATTGAATAGGATCTCTTATTTTGTAAAAATGGCTTATCTTTACTTAAGGAGATCCTATGGCTATAAAATTTAGAAAGACAAAAAAAATCCTACCCGGCGTAAAGTTAAACATAAGCAAGTCCGGCGTAAGTGTTACAACTGGAATTAAAGGCGCATCTATTAATATAGGAAAAAATGGGATTTATCGAAATTTAGGCATACCTGGAACGGGTATCTCTAAGCGAGATAAATTGGAATTTTCCTCAAGTAAAGAGGAGGATTATTGCTATCTTGATGTGTTGATTGATTATGTTGTAGATGGACAAGTTGTAACATTAAATGTTGCAATCACTGATTATTACCCAGAAAAAAATGCCATTTGGGGGTATTGTGAAGAACTTGAGCAAGAAGCGGTTTTTTACCTGAACGATATACAAAGAGTATTTGATATTAGATCAGGAAAAGATGTGGGAGATATTGCTGAATATTTTTCGCAGTTAAACCAATCTGAAGATAAAGAGAAAAGTAACAACCCACCGATAGGAAAAATTCTTGTTGTAGCATTTATCCTATTCTTTATTGCTTACACATTTCTTTTTACAAAAAACTGAAAATCAGCCCCTTGACTACAAAGGGGCTTTTTATTAGTATGTTCTTCAAGGCTCGTAACCTTAAAACAAAGCGGAAATCCGCACCCGACAGCATAGCGGTTTTTTTATGCGTGAAATTTATCAACCTTGTTTTATTGCCATTAAACATTCATTGCGCATAACCACATCTTATCTATGCCGAGAGGGCGGAGAATACAATACCCGAAAGGGGAATAATCCCGGCCGTTCTTTGTTTCGGTTTACGAACCTCTTGGCGACCCTATTAGGTCAAATCTTCGTAAAATAAAACAAAGGAGTCAGAAATGGCTAATCAAATCTCAACCCAAACAATTTCATTCAATCATCAATCTTTAGTTACATTTGAACAAAACGGTACACATTACACCGCTATGAAACCAATCTGCGAAAATATCGGCTTGGATTGGAAATCTCAATATTCTCGAATGAAACGTGATGATGTATTAAATTCAACTATGGTTATCATAACCATAGTAGCCGAAGATGGCAAAAAACGTGAAATGATCTGCTTACCAATCGAATATTTAAATGGTTGGTTATTTGGTATTGATATTAATCGTTGTAAACCTGAAATTCGTGACACATTAATCAAATATAAAAAAGAATGTTACCAAGCGTTACATGATTATTGGTTTAACGGCAAAGCTGAACGTAAAACCACGGTAGATGATCGCACAGGCCTGCGCAATGCCGTAAATATGTTGGTGAGTAAAAAAGGCTTAATTTATTCCGATGCCTACCATTTAATCCACCAACGCTTTAACGTGGAATCAATCGAAGATTTGACATTAGAGCAGTTACCGCAAGCGGTGGAGTATGTACACAAGATAATTTTAGAAGGGGAGTTGATTACTGATCCTGAACTACCTAGCAGTGAAAAGAAATTCACCTTTGAATTTACTGAGTATGAACTTCAAGAGCTTGCTTGGTTGTGGTTCGCTTTCAAACGTGGCGTAGGCACATTCCAACATATTGAGAGAGC